CCTCAATTTCTAATTTTTTAGCCTCAACTTCAGCCTTTTTAGCCTCTTTTTCTGCTTTTTTTTCTTCAATTTGCTTCTTTTTTTCTTCTTTTTCTTTCTTTTTTTCTTCTTTCTGTTTTTGCTTTTCTTCTTTTGATAGTTTTTTAGAATCATTTGATAATTCTTTTTCATATTGTTTTTTAAATTCTAGATCAGCATTAATACTTCTTTCCGTATTGTAAAAATCACGTGCTTTTTCCATTAATCCCTTTTTGATTTTTAATAACTGAATTGGAGATACAATATTTACACCCTGTTTATCTATCGGTGCTCGCCATATATTTTCACCTGTAATATTAAGAGAAGTATTACTTAAAATATTATTTTGACTCATTAATTGTGTTATTTCAAACACAGTACCTTGTTTCTTAGTTTGACCTGGATTTAATAAATCAAATAGAGGTAATACTTCCCGCATATATTCAACATTTTCTGGACTTAGTTTTTCTAACTTGTCTAAAAAACCTTGTGCTGAATCATCTCTTTGAGAATCTTCTGGGCGAGTGGCGCCCTCCTTTGAGGGTGACGGAGAGCCCTTCTTTGAGGGTGGCACATCAGTATCGGGGTCACCGAGGGCAGGGACAGCTGGTCTATCAATAAATTCAAATTGCCTACCCTTCTGTATCGCCTTTAATAATTTTAAATCATAAAATGGGAAAAATAATAATTTATTTTGTTCAAAAAATTCCTTTATCATTTGGTATTCTTCTACCTTCATATCTGTTTCTCCATACCAAAAATTTGCTGCTTTACGTCCACACATTTGTGCCAATAATGGTTTATATTTTACATCAGTAAGTTGGAGTTCTTTGTCCTTCGATTGAGATTTATTTATTTTATCATCAATCTCTTTTTTCAATGGTTCATATTTACTCTTAAGTTCAGCATTTAACTCTTTCAATTTTATATATTGTGATGTTAAATTTAGTAGTGTATCATATATTCCTAGTTTAATTTCTGCATCGTCGTTCGTTCCTAAAAACTCTCTTAAACGGTTCCCTATTGCCCTTATATTTGGGGTAAAGTTAACAATTTGTTTTATTCCTTCTTCCGATCCTTTTGTGATTGTGTAAATTTTTGTTTGACCGAATCCCTTTCCCTCTAAAGTATACTTTACATCATCATCAAAACTGCTTATATTTATACCCGAATTATTTAATAAACGACTAATCAATGAATCACTATTTAAATCTATTTTTCCAAGATTATCAAGTTCAGTTAAGAATCTATCTATTTCTTTTATTGTTAATTGACCTAACCGATCATCAACTTTTTGACTTTTCAAATCTTTTATTTTCTTATTATTTATTTTGGGTTCACTAACAAAAGCTTTATCTTCTTCACTATCAAGACTATTTTTTAATTCGGTTAAAAAGATAAAGTCTTTACTTCTGAAAGGGAAATCTTTAAATTCTTGGGACCCATCATTAAAATCTTTTATATAAAGTTCTTGTAATTTTTTATATTCTTCTCTATATTTTTTATAATCATCTGTCATCTTTGTTTCACCTTTCACCTCACCAAACGCCTGAATTAATGCATCTTCTTTTTCAGCTAATGGCCATTTTTTTAATTCAGAAATAAAATCTTCATATGTTTCAGTTAATTGTAAATCTTTGTATCTTTTTCCAAAGGTCTTCTGAATCATTGGTTTATCTGTAGCAAAAGAACTTGTTTGTGTATTTTGTGTATAAGGAGGAGAATTAGATGTATCCTGAGCCTGAGCCTGAGCCTGAACCATCCCCTGAGCCGCCGCCCCTATCTCACTCATTAGCGCCTGTAATTCCGCAGATTTTTGCGCTACTGTCTCGACTTCTTGCTCCACTTTTTTTGCCCCTTTCGCCACATTTTTTAAACTTGCTTTAGCTCCCCCCCTTTGAGAATACAATGAAGAACCCATTGACGCAGCTGCTCCGGCGACCCCACCGAGAGCTCCATAAGAAATACCTGGTAAAGCACCAATATACCCCGCTGCGGCACCCAATAAACCAAGTTTGCCCATTTTACTATATGTAGAACCTATGCCCCCGTGTATTTTTATAGGAAATCCTCCATCTGTTGTTAAAGATATTCCAACTTCTAACTTCCTAGCAACTTTTTCTAAATTATCACCATATTGAGGATCAAACAAAGGTTTCCTAAATATCATATGTTTATTAATCGAGGGTAAAGTATGATGATAACTCTCTCCAAGGTTAAAGTCACTATAATCAGATGGGGTTTCATTTATTTTTCTTAAACATTCATATCTAAAAAAATTTTTACAAGTATTACAATAAAATACCATATTAATATTTCTATCACGAATTGATTTAAATTTAACCTTTTTATCCGCCGCTTTCCCCACCTTTTTATCCGCCGCTTTCCCCACCTTTTTCAGCGCCTTTTTCACTCTACCCCCTTCTTCCTCATCATCACCATCATCATCATCATCAGCCTCAACACGAGCCGCATCATCATCATCAGTATCAGCATCAGCAGCAGCAGCATCACCAAATGCTTTAAGATTTAACTCATTTTCCACTGTTAATAATTTCCGTGTACTACAATCTATGAATTCATGATTAGTACAACTACAAAATTTGTCGCTCATTTGATTAACATTGTCTTCACCAGTAGGAACATAACCTGATTTTTGTTTAAAATCATCGATGTCCATCATATTAGTACTATTAAATTGTATAGCATTCATTAATGTATTTTTATTACAATAACAACATCTTAGAGCTACAATATTATTTTGTACTGGTTGTGAAAATGACGCTCCCTCATCCTGCTGCTGCGGCTCCGGCTCCGGCTCCGGCTCCGGCTCCTGCCCCTGCTGCTCCTGCTCCTGCTGCTCCTGAGCCAGTCTTTTTAAACTAAATGATGGTAAAAAATAAGGTTGTTTATGAAGTTGATTTAATTCTAATAACTGTTTATAATTCTTATTAAAAGTTTGTATTTCTGACTGGACTTCTCTGTGTGTTTTATCGAGTAATACATACTTATCTCTAATTATTTGTTCATTTCTTTTATTGACTTCATAATAATTTTCTTTTGTTGGTTTAACAATAGAAGTTTCCGCGGTAACAGATGAAGTTTTTTTATCAACTGATTGATTTGATTGTGGATTTTTATCCATGTTTCCACTCATTATTAATATTGATATATATATTTTATTATCTAATTTAATCTTAAACTTATTAATTCCCATATTTTATAATTATCATTTAATGTAATAACTACCTTTTTATCTTTGAATTCCTCATATAGTGGATTAAAATCAGTTAATTTTTCTGGATAGTGCGATATACATAATTGAATTTTACTTTTTAAAACTTTTGTTTTAGCGATTTCTAAGTCTTTTTTATAAATTAACCATTCATTATCACAGGTATGTATATTTAAACTTAAATTTACAATAATCTTATATAGTTCTTTGAAATATGATATAAATTTATCATTAAAATTATGATTCACTATAAATTCATCAAAATCAAAAGTTTTAATAATATTTTGCTTACTTTTGATAGATTCAACCAAACCCAGCATTTTACTGAATGTATTTTCTGTATTTAATGAGAGTTGAAATATTTCACTTTCTAAACCATCAATCATCATATTATTTCTTGATCGATATTCTTTGATATGTTTTCTTAATTTATAAATCATTTCATTATTGGAGCGATAATCATCTAATGTATCTACTAGATTCCTATAAATCTCATCGGTTTCATAATTTTGATGAAGTAGCCAATGATTTTCCTTATCCATGATATTATTCTCTATTAAAGCAATAAGTAATTCGGATGCCACGATACATCCTTGACCATTAAATCCAGTATTACTAATATAAATTACTAAAGTATCTTTATTGATAATTTCCCATTCTAAATCTTTTTTACCGACTATACCTGATGTATTTGATACAAAAATACCATATTTAATACCTGTAGTTTCTAAATCTTTATAAAATTTATTTAATTGTTCGCGATTGACATTTGTATCATAACTTTTAAATTCATATAATATTTCACCGAATGGTGTTTTTGCTCTACAATCACCTTCATGACCTATATATGTTACATCTGAAATATCCCAACTAGGATACCTTTGAATTAATCTCTGAATACATAAATCTTCACTTAATCTACCCTTCCTTGATGAATTCGTTCTAATATGTAATAAAGCATCTAATTTATCATCAATATCACATATCTTTTCCTTATTTTGTATAGTAGAAGTTTCAGTGATATCTTTTAAAGGATCAAAATAAGAATGACAATCCATATTCACTTCACTCATCTGAATACTTTTCAAACCTATAGTAATAGCTGTTCTTAATATTTCATCTCTTTTCGGTTCATCAAAACTTTCTAAGTAATGAATATCTTCTTTGTTTATTAATTCAAATAATAATTTCATATTAGTTGATTTATGTAAAAATAAGTTTAAATAGTTAAATATCAAATTTTAATTTAATTATGAAATTCATAACAACTATTACATACTAATCCAATATTTTCAATATTATTTTGACCACCATTTCTTAAATCTCTTTTATATTTTAATTTACTATGATGTAAATCATTTTTCATTATAAAATTACTACAAGCATAACATCTTCCATTTTGCTTATTTAATAATGTTTCTTTTATATTAAAATTTGGATATTGAGATTCAAATAATTGGGAATTAGAATTTATAGAGTTAAATGTATATAAGGGTGTATGGTTTACATCATAAATATTTTTTAGAATCTTATAAAAAAATCCATATTCAAAATGATAGATGTATAAGATTACTACATAAACGCCTATGAATCCGTAAAAATAATAGTGATATTTTTCTTCAAATCTATCATAGTAATTCTGATAAATATAATAATAGATTGCTAAAAGTAATATTAAAAATATGATTGAGTTCATTTATTAAAACAAATATTATAAAATTTAGATGGATAAAAACATCTGCGAACTAATTCACCATTAAACATGCTTACATAATGACCTCGATTAAGATTAAGATTAGATTCATCTAAATCTCCGTAAGAGTTTAAACTATCTTTTAATTGTGTATTATTTAAATTACAATTATCTAAATCATTCTTGAGTAGATTAATATTTTGTAAACTATAAAAATAACTATTCATAATATATAAAAATAATATTGTCATAGAAAAACCATATAATCTTAATCTTATATTTTGTCTAACTATATTTCTTATAATAATATTATTATTGATTAAATCATTAATATTAATACGATTTGTAGTTATATTAGTTTCTATCTTATGAATTATTAATTTATATTTTTCATCTTTATAAGAATATGTATTTATTTCGGAACGACAAAGAGGACAAGAATTATTACCTCTTTGGAACCAATCATCTAAACATTCTTTACAAAAACTATGATTACAATCGGTAGTATAAATATCTTCATTTTTAAGTTCTTCTTTCATACAAATTGTACAACTATTCATTTAAAATATATTATTATTAATATTTTGTTTTTCTAAATAGATTAAAGCATCTTTGATATTTTTAAAAGCATAATCAATAAAATCATATTGATGACCTGATAAAAAATCAGGATGTATCCAAAAAGTTGTCCAACCTAGTTTCTTAGCTTCTCTACAATTCTCTAATAAATCATCAAAAAAATATATTATATTTTCTTCGGGATATATTTTTTGAATATCATTTTGTACAGAATGAAAAGATCTCATATCTGGTTTCATAAATGGTAAAGTATCTCTCGAATAAATTTTTAAGAAATATTTTTTAATATTCATATTCTTAATAACTGTGTGTGCGTGACCGAAAGTACCATTTGTATAAATATAACATTCGCCTCTACAGTTATCTAATAAATTTTTAAGAGTATAATCTATTTTTATATCATTGTAATTTAATCTTATACCTTTTTGATGAATGATTAATGTATCATCTAAATCAAAAACATAATGAATCATATACTATACTAAAAAAAAATATTTAATTAATATATCTAATCTAAATGACTTTAACTATATTTAAACTGAAGGAAATAACTAATTTAATCTATTCTAATAGTTGCTTGTTTTGATAGATAATATCACAATCATAATAAGTACTACGCATACATTCTGGAACCTCACCGTTGGGAAGCTGAAAGCAATGGATGTGGGATAGGAACTGACTATTTTCACTGGGCGGTTGGATTGCCTTAAATGTCTTCATGTTTTCACCATCATAAAGCGTGTCAATAAGCACCCTGATTGAATCTGGATAGAGTGTTACATCATTATCAAGAGGATCCTTAAGAACGTAACCCGGACGTCCATTACGAATCTCTTCTGGCATCTTGGTGATAACAAGGGCAATGTAATCCCGAATAGTCAACGTTTCAATATCACCAAGGGGGTCATCCGGTTCTCCATCCTTCGCCCATCCTCGTTGAGCACGCTCCATAACCTTTTTGCCACATTCTTTGATAAGAACATTATCCTTAATCTTTTGAACTACCATATCTAGAACATCAAGGCGCTTCTTCAGATCCTCAGTCTCTTCTTTAGACGATGGAAGCATTTCGTTGAAAGTGATGGGTCCACCTTCTGTATGTCGAACAATCATTAGATGAGACGCCTTAGAACCGTGCCCATCCCCGAGATGAACCCCTGGAGCCCCCATAGGATGTTGGACTGTATATTCATCGTCACTGTAAATCGGAATCTTGCATTGACCAAGTGAGTCCCTGTAGAGCATGTTGGAGTTGTAGGGTCCCATCATCTTGAGGCATACCTTATCTGAAGTGAATATCTGATCAAAACCAATGCTCTTGTATGCGACAGTGAAATCTACAGGTTCCTTCGGAACCCACTTGCGAAACATCTCCGTCTGTGTCATATTGGATGGATAATCCTTTGACCACTTGTCCGCATACATCTTCATCTTGTCCATAATGGGATCCTTGGTCGGAGCAACGCTTGCGCACCGTGAAAGAGACATCTCTAGTTCTGCTGAACTCCTGGTGAACTTCTACTGAACTTAAATAAAACTTTAAACCTAGTGAAACTTGTTTGTATATAAGATTCTTTATCAGTTGTTGTTTGTGATTTGTTTGTGTTTACATTTTAAACATGGAAATCAAATTTTTATCAATAAATGGTCTTTTATGAACTATAAATTGTTCTTTATTATAAATAAATGGTCTTTAATGAACTATAAATGTTCTTAAAATATAAATTAAATATCTTTATATTAAAATTTGATTTATTTAAACTGATTTAAAAAATTAAACTTAATAATTCATTATTGATGAGTGATAAAATGGAACCGATGCTAAATGGGGAAAAAAATCGATATGTTATCTTTCCAATTCAACACGAGCCCTTCTGGAAAATGTATAAGAGAGCAGAAGCTAATTTCTGGACAGCAGAAGAATTAGATCTAAGTAAGGATTTAAATGATTGGTCAAAATTAAATGAAAATGAAAAATACTTTATTAAGAATATTCTTGCTTTCTTTGCCGCTTCTGATGGTATTGTGAATGAAAATTTAGTAGAAAGATTTTGTCAGGAAGTTAAAATTCTTGAAGCAAAGTTCTTTTATGGTTTTCAGATAGCAATGGAAAATATTCATAGTGAAACTTATTCATTACTTATTGATACATATATTAAAGATGTAGAAGAAAAAACAAAACTCCTAAATGCTGTAGATCATATTCCGAGTATTAAAAAGAAAGCCGATTGGTCATTAAAGTGGATTAATGATAAAAACTCACCCTTTTCTCATCGCGTAGTAGGATTTGCTGCTGTAGAAGGAATATTCTTTTCGGGTGCTTTCTGTAGTATATTCTGGTTAAAAAAGAGAGGATTAATGCCCGGTTTATGTCATAGCAATGAATTGATTTCTAGAGATGAAGGATTACATACTGAATTTGCTGTATTGATGTATCAAAATTTAGTTGATAAACCTAAACCAGAAATTATTAAGGAAATTATTATTAATGCTGTCCAAATTGAGAAAGAATTTATTACTGAATCCTTATCGTGTGAATTAATCGGTATGAATGCAGAATTAATGAATCAATATATTCATTATGTCGCCGATAGATTATTGCTTATGTTTGGCTTAGAAAAAATTTATCATAGTGAAAATCCCTTTGATTGGATGGAGATGATATCTGTTCAGGGTAAAACAAATTTCTTTGAAAAGAGAGTAGGGGAATATGCAAACAAGGCAAATCCTAATATTGATAAAGAGCAAAATCAAATATCTTTTGATGATGATGATTTTTAAATTACTTATTTTCTTTACTTCTAGAGAAATGTCTATCAATTTTAGATTTTGATTTTGTAGTGGGTTTTAAGACTTTCTTTGGCAAATTAAAATTATATTCATTTTTGTTTTCTTCATAAATTAAATTTTTGATAGAGATTATTTTACATGTTTCATTACAATATTCTATTTCACTACTTTTAGAAAGAATACCTTTCTCAAAAATTGTATGTAATAATTTTTTTAATTTTTTAGATGTATCTTCATCTAATTCTTTTTCTGTAATTTCATTTTCAATATATAAATTTAAACGATTTAATTTATTACCTTTCTCTAATTTTGCCCAAGGTTTTTTAAATCTCGATTCTTTCTCGGCTTCTAATTTTTTTAAAAGATCATCCATTTATTAATAATACCCGAATACTCTTTAAATTAATATAAATATGTTTATTATAATGGTTCAAAGAAGATCTAAAAGAAACAAAAAAAAAAGAACAGAGATGAAAAAAACCTCTACTAAGCCAGTCGGTTTTATTTATTATAAAATGGAACATTGTAAATATTGTAAAGAATTTGAAAAAAAACTATGGAAAAAGATAGTCGACTATTGTAATAAAAAGGGTATAAAAACACATATTGTAGTTAGAGAATTAAATCCAGAATTAATACCTTATAAGATAAAATTATTTCCATCATTGGTTAAATATGATAAGAATGATAAAATGACTATTTTCAAAGGTGAAAGAACATTGAATAATTTAAAAAGATTTCTAAGATAAATTACTACAATAAAATGGGTATTTAAAGTCATCCGGTTGGGTCCCTGCATAATTTAAACGTTCTTGAAAACATTGAAATTCATTATTGGGTGTACATATAGTATTACCTGTAAAACATTTATTATCTGCATTACATGTGTCGTCAGAAAGACTATTACAAATAGCATCTTGATCTCTTGATAAACTATAATTACTAGTCATTATTTCTTTAATATCAATATTAATATAAACTGAATTATTTGCTAAATGATTATCATTACCATTATGTAATGGACAATTTAATAAAGGTTTATTAAAACTTTCTAAGTTATTTGTTTCACTCTCATTAGAATTTGGCCATATCCATTTTCCTGCATTCTCATCCCATCTTGTTGGGAATTGTTTTTGAGGATTCCCATCATAAAATATTAAATAACCACCATTTTTAGTTTTCATCCCATCAATAGTATTATCATCTACCCCTTCTGTATCTTCTGTAACCTGCCACCCATCAGCATGCCTCCTTTTAGTATAATCGAACCCCATTTCACCATATGCCCAAGAATATTGATTACAAGCATGTTTATCCCAACTATTACTATCATAATCGATTGTTTCATATAAATATTTTTTCCAATTATTCGCACATTCATTTTCTGATGAACCCCACCATAAATGACATAGTGCTTTTTCTTTTTCGGTCACCCACGGACAATTTGCTAAATTATTATTTGTAAAAGATAATGTTTCATTAATCTTATCATAAAATTTTCCTGAACCAAAATTAACATCTTCAGTTTCTTTTAAAATCATTGCATGATTTAGAATATCAGCTTTTTGGAGAGATGTGACACTAGCAATACCATCTGCTTGATTGCTTGTCATCCGATCGTCTTGATTTATTAGAGAATCTGAAAATATAATAGAATTAGTAACATTTCCATTCCAAGAACCCCCGTGTATAACATCGGGGCATTCATTTATAGAATTACCACTTAATAAATTATCTCTAGTTATATCCCCTCTCTTTAATACCCCCTCTTGATTATAATAAAATTTAGGTGAAGGACATGATTTTATATAAGGATTACCATTCGCAAAAGCTAGATAATTACTATCTATATGTTCCATATTTGAAGCATCAAATCCTTTTAATATTGTTTCACTAAAACAACTATCTAAATCAATATTACATTTTGATGATTTATGACCTCCTTCACATAACTCATTGACTATGTCCATACTATAACGAGCATTTATTCCGTCTACACCACTTAAATTAAAATATATTTCACCGCCATTAATATTATACTCAATTCTACTTATCGCATCAGGTCCTACATTAATATTATCATACATATCAGAGGGATTGGGTACTTCTGTAAAATAAATACCCGCTCCAGCACAGTTCAATTGATAATTTACACCATTTACAGTATATGTGACATCATTTATTTTAAGTTCTGGATTATCACTTGTTATACCCTGTGCACCTTCTTTTTGATAAAAACACATTTGTGGGACAAGATTTCCATTACCATCATCAGCGTGAGGAGGAGTTATTTTTAATATCCCCCCTTGAACTAGATCAAAATAACGTTTGATACTACTACTTTGTATTGGGTCTTGAACACCATCATTAATTAAATAAAATCCAGGCATAAGATTTTCCATTTGACTATCACCATTAAATAAATCAAATAATTTAGACCAATCGTTCCCTTTTTTATTAGTATCTGGATTATATATTTCCGTATAAACACCACAATTGTTTTTTATTTCTTGAGATACTGAACCATCTGTTTCAGCAACTATTTTTGGACAAAATGGTAAATCATCAAGCCATACTCTTATAGGACCTGTAGATGAATTTAATATCTGAATATGTAATTTAGAAGTTTCATCATTTGGAAATACAGATTCATGAGGAGGTTCAGGTCCAGGTTCAGGTCCAGGTTCAGGTTCAGGAGCAGGTTCAGGTTCAGGCCCAGGTTCAGGGGCGGGTTCTGAAGGAGTATTATCAGAATTATTATCACTAGAATTTATTTTATGTGAGTGAGAAAAATCGGGCATTAAATCATTTGAAGGCATTAAATCATTTGAAACAGTATTCATTGAAGATTTTGAGGAATTTAAATCTTTAACATAATCATATAAACTATTTGATTTATTAGAAACAGATTCACCGTTTAAGTTTTCTTTTATGACTTTTTTTATATAATATATAGGACTTGATATTATATTTATTAAATTATTTTCTATTATACCATCTTCAGTTTTACAAATATGGTGATTATTAGATGAATCATAACTTGTACAACCAAGAGATTCTAAATAATTATTTTGACATTGAAATCTTAAAGTTTTTGGTTTAAATATTTTATCTTGAATCATTATTGAAGTTTCATTTTCTTCATATAGATTTTCACAATTATCAATGTAATTTAATGAACATTTATTACCATATGCTTTATTTTCTTTAAAAGAATTACATTTTTTAATATTTTCATCATATCTATCTAGTTTATTAATCACTGATAGTTTATTAATCGCTGAAAGTTTCATACCTTCAATTAAAGTAATCTTATCAAAAATAATAAATATTAAGACGCCTATTAAAAAACCAATAAGAATATTTTTTAGTTTATAATTCATTCTATAATAACAAATAAAAGATTTTTAATGATTATAAATATAAAATCCAGATAATATTGTAAAGATTCCAAAGATTTTTTTAAGGGTTTGAGTGTCTAATTCTGAACTATATTTAGCTGACACTGAAGCAAATACTGTAAATAGTAATGCCATATATAAAGAAACTTTTAAATCGACATACCCTTTATTATAATATCTTAAAGCAGCAAATAATCCGACGGGTGGTAATAACATAAATAATGTTGTTCCTATTCTATGTTTTAATGAACCGAGTATGCCAAACATCGTTAATAAAGGAACAATTATTATTTCGGCACCGCCTCCCACTAAACCTGCTAATAATCCACTACTTATTCCGGCAACGGTTATGCCACTCAGATAATAATAATCCATATTATTTTATTATATTATATTAATAATGCCTAAATATAATATTTATATTATTTGTAAAACGGAAGAAGATTTTTTAGAGAAAAGTAAAGAAATAAATGATAAATATCCATCAAAAATATGTCATACTCAATGGGTACCGGCAGAATATCTTAAATTAACACAATGTAATAAAAGATTATTAAAAGATCTAAATACTAGATGGAATACAGGGGGTAAAAAAGTACTAGCTAAATTAGGAACAATTGCGGCCCATCGTAAAGCATTATTAGCTATTTATATGAATAAAACAGATAATAATATTATACTCGAAGCTGATGCTACATTAGCATCTAAACTACCTTCACCACCAGATAAATCTTGTTATTTTGGCGGGTGGATAATACCACCACAAATATCTAAGGCAGGTGAAAAAGTAGATGTTTCCCCTAAACGGGGTTTAAATAATATAGATTATGATAAATTTAGTGTTTTAATGGCTCACGCATATTTTATTAAAACATTTGAAGAAAGCATGGTATTATTTCAGACCACGATAACAGACAAGATAAAAAATTATGATGTTCATTTAATTGATATACAGTTTTTTAATTACTATTATTATCCTCCTATTTTTGTTCAGGGGAAACACGTCTCTGAAATAGATGCAGTTGTTAATAAGAATGATAAATATACTTATTTATATGGTTTAACTGACTAATCTTCACTTTCAATGCTCTCAAGTAACGCTTTTAGTTTACGACGCATCTCAATTTGTTCTGTAAAGTATTGATTCATCTTATATTCATTAATACCCTCAATAACTCTTTTTCGATGAATCCTTGCTTCCCTTGTATTCGGAATACGATGTTCTTCTACTTTAATCTTATCTTTATCCTTACTCTTAAAATAATCACAGGTTTCTTCAAATGTCATACTATCAATAAGATTTTTCTCTTTAAGATTCTGAATTCGCCTTACTTTTCTCTGATTACTCTTTTCCATCTTTTGTATAATCTCTTTCTCTTCCATAATAAGTCGCTCCATCTTTCTCATGCTTTCTTGATCATCTTTATCAGATAAACGCCTCTGTGCCTTTTGATTTTTACGAAGTTCTTTTTGCGCCATAGTTTTTGATGTATTCATTATATTATGATTTTGATTGTTGATATAGTTGAAGAAAGGTGAAATCAAATTTTTAATCAAAAAAAAGATATATTATCTCCATCATTTTTTTCTTCTTTTTCGTTATCTTCACCCGAATCTTCATTATCCGATTCATCTTTTAAAATTTTTAGATGATACATTTCTTTATCACTCATTTCCGATGAATTATCGTCATCTTTAATGGATAATTCATCTTTATTTACAACCCTATTTAAGGCGTCAGTGATATTAGATTCATCTATTTCATCTTCATCATCACTAGGTAAATTCTCATCTTTATCTTCAAAAAACGACTTTATACCTTCAAATATATTTAATAAATTTTCTGATAATGGAATACCTGGACCCACCCTATTCATTAAATCATCGATTTCAGTGTTTTTATCAGCAATTATTTGTTTTAATCGCATACATTCACTCTTATGACCCTCCATACATTTTGATATTAAAGTTGATAATAAAGCACTATTCAAAAATATAACATGAATATTTTCAGGAATACCCTTCACTAATCTCATATTTACATTATTATTAAGATTATTATCTCCTTCTAACATCTTTTCTATATAAAAAGATTTGGGTCTTGTACTTAAGTCATCAAATAGTTTACGATGAGGATTATCATATTCATTACATCTTTCTTCAAGTTCTAATAAATTATCTCTTATATTTTCTTCACAACTATGATAATTATTTTTTAATCCTTCCAAAGTTTCATATAAATTAATATCATCTTGTGATAATGATTTTAATTTAGAAAATTCTTCATCATAACCTTTCATTTGGTTTTGTAACTGAACTATATTATTACTATCATAACAGTTATTCGGACATCTAAATAAATCCATCGGTTCTATACTTTCTTGCCATTCACCTATAGCACTTTTTAATTTTTCATTTAATTGTGGATATTTATTTGTTCTTAATATCATATCACCATTTAGCTTTTGTAATATAACACTTAATAATCTTAATAAATTTGTATTATGTTTTTCACATAAATGATTACAATGATCTATAAATGATACATTATGAATCATATTATGATCCATGCTCTTTAAGGGGATAGTGCTACTCAGATTAATATCTCCATTAGAAACTAATTCAGCAAATTTAGGTAATTCATAATAAACCAACATTTATATTTATTAATTAATATAATATTTTTCTTTTAACTTATTTATTATAGTTATGTTTGAATGTATATTTGTTGGGGATACTGGTTCGGGTGATAATGATCAAAGATTAGTCGCTAAATCTATAGAAAAACTGATCAGTAAAAATCCTATCAAAAGTGTTATAATTGTTGGTGATAATATTTATCCAGATGGTTGTAATGACATTCATGATTCTCAATTTAATACTAAATTTAGAGATGTCTATCAAAATATTGATTTACCTTTTTATTTATGTTTAGGTAATCATGATTATCATAATAATCCTCAATCACAAATAGATTATACACTTAGTCAATATAATAAAGATAAAAAATGGAATTTACCAAGTAAATTTTATAATCAAAGTTTTCCTCATTGTGATATGTTTTTTATAGATACTAATTTTAAACATTTATCTGAAAATGATATTCAACGTGGGTTAAGAGATACTGTTCTAAGCATTCAAAATTCTAAGAAACGATGGAAAATACTTTGTGGTCATCATACTTGGAGATCGGTCGGTGGTCATGGTAATGCTGAACCGAGGCACGAAAAATTTATGGATGATTTATTGGGTCAAGTAAAAATAGATATTTATATTTGTGGCCATGATCATTGTAAAAGTTTAATAAATGTCGGTAAACATGATATCCCTACCTTAGTCGTAGGAACAGGTGGTAAAAAATATGATGAAAATTTAGTCTTCTTAGAAAAAACAAATTATGATAATAGTCAATTAGAATATTTTTCACCTAATTTAGGTGTATGTCATATGAAATGTAATGATAAATCTATGAATCTAACTTGTTTTAATGAATCCTTGCAAAAAGAATATAGTATTAAATTATAAAAAATCTATATTACATTCCCATAAATATCTACTATAAGAAAGATCTATCATTAATTTATATTCTTTACCTATTATATCATATTCATGTAAACTATGCGAATCTTTAGGGAATATATATGATAACTGTTCATAATTAGTATATTCTTTATCATCACGTGTTATCTTTGTATTACTATTCATTAAATATTTAGATAAATTTTCTATAAACGGTCCGTGATTATATTCACTATTAAATCGCCAATTTATACATTCGTTAAAATAATAATGAGTTGTCCATATTAAACATTTCATATAATCACTACATTCATTGGAATCATAATCTTTAGTATAAGATTCATTTTGTGAAACTAATAGAGGTAAATTATCTATCATCTTTTTAACAGTATCCTTATCAGTACTAGTATTGTATTGAAAGCGATAAATATCTTCCATCGATAAACATTTATCACCGATTTCACTTTTGTTTTGATTATCTTCATTGATAAATTTTTGAAGATCTTTGAAATCATTATAATATTCACTATGTATTTTTTTATGTTGTTTATATCGTATCATTTTAGTTTTATTTATCATATCATTTTCTAAAGAAGATAATTCTGAAATATATTCTTTAAAAAAAGTTATATGAATTATATCTTTTAAATTCATATCTATTAATCTAAAATAACCGTCATATCTCTCTTGTAATTTACTATATGTATCTAATAGTATATTATGACCACCATATCTTAAATTTAATGAAGGTATATGATTCATAAAATCATTTCCTAATAAAAAACATAAAAATATATAATCATCTATTAGCCTCCTTTCATCAACTATTCGTTGAATATTAAATGAATCGATTAATTTTTGTTTTAAATCATCTATTTTTAAATAAATATATTCTGAATTAGTATTTTCTATATTATATTCTGTCGTTTCTCTTAATAAAATTATATTTTCTTTATGGGAAACTAATGCTAATTGTATTAAATCAGCATCTAATCCATAGATACATATTTTACCGTCTAAATCATTATTTTTTATATAATGTAATATTTTATGTTCCCCTTCGCCTCGGTTATCACTATCATCTAAAATAATATTTTTATATTTTTGGATATGAATTTTTAACGAATCGTTTAAAGATTTCATAAAATGAGTCCCGGGTGAAATTGCATTTGTATTCCATGGAGTTTCTGTATTATATTTTCTTTCTAAAGCTGATTTATGACGTCTCATCCTTTGTTGTCGCATTTTCATTTTAGGAGCAATGCCATCTATTGCAATATAAATTAAATCCTTGACTTTAGTATATAGTATTATTTTATCTATTTCACTTAATATTTTATTTATTATTTCTATTTCATTCGTTAATCCTCTAGCACAAGGATGAATTAAACAATTTAAATCAAAAAAAAGATGATTAATATCATCATATTTATCTTTATGAAGGATAGTGTCACCATAATCAGAAATTAAAGTTTTAAAATAAACAGGGATACCCATTATAAACTTAATTAAATATACACTTTGTTTCTTTAACTAAAGAAGAATTATTAATAAATTATATTTATTTATATCATTTTCATATAAATAAGAAAAATAGATGAAACCCAAAATATATAAGAAAAGATAAATCATGAACTCACAAATGTTTTCCATTTAGATAAATTAGAGGGTTTAAAATTTTAATGAATGATAAATCAAATTTATTAATGTATTCCGTCATCTGTATCGGTTGTTAGCCCAGGAAATTTAGCTCTTATTTCATCTCTTGATTGTTTACATTGATTGCATAAATTTATAGGTAAGGGTTGCTGCCCAGGTTGAATAATATTGACTGTATTTAATTCATCGCGACCTAATACTCCCTGAAATCTACCTCTACAACACGAATTACTACTGGGGCATCTTGGTGTCGGTCGATTACCACTAACTAATCCGAATAATCCAGATGGTTTTAAGCATCCCTTGCATTCAAAATCAGGTTCATCTGAGTCTATAAAGTGCCAACCTCTACACTCACATAAATTATTATTGATAACGCGGTTGGTGGCATTAAGAGTATCACCCACTACCTGGGCCCCCGCTAGTGTAGTGGCCGCCCCCACTGCCGCAGTTGGACCACCTAATGCTGCTGCTGCTCCTACCATTGCGGCAGCAGCAGCAGCTCTTTCCCCAAACGCATCAACGAAAACACCATCATCAGGAGCATCAAGTCCGGTCAAAAATGCATCGTCCGCGCCTCCAGTTTGAATTTTTATATATCTTTTTTTATATTTTCTCTTCTTAGATTTTCTCTTCTTAGACTTTCTTTTTTTACGTTTGGATTTTTTATTTTTCTTCTTTTTCTTATTTCTTTCCCTTAATAAATCATCCATTATTCCCGATTTTAATAAATCATCTCTTTTAAATTCGCTTATTCTATCGTCAGACATTATATATTAATATTCTGTAGATATTTTTTTTAATAAATTATGAATAAAAATTTCTTTATTATGAATTATTAATTCTAAAGATTCTAAATAAATATCTCTATTAATATCTTCTTGTATTAACTTTAATAAAGATATTGCTGATTGTATTTCATCAGTTGTCCATATTTCTTTTAATTTATCAATTATCGGGTTAATATTAACATCTTCTCTAATCTTTTCACTATCATTCATTTCTATAACTGAAATATAATGTGATATTGTATGTCTAATTGTACTATTCCTATCATAAACACTATTTAATATATTTAAACCAGTTATACATTCATCATAAAGAAATTTATAATCATTATATGAATACCACTCAATACTTTTTAAAATAGGATGATATAAATTATGTAAATCTTCTCTAGTATCACCTTCCATCATTCTTATGAATCCTTGATCATAACTCGGTTCTTGATAAACTATACCATTATCGCGAATAGATAATTTTGTATTTGGTGGTTTATATTTTAAAATCGCTAATTTAAATATTACAGTAAGAGGTTCTAATATTAAATTTTTTTCTTTTTTTTGTGTTGGAAACATATCTTCTACTGATTTTAATAATTGATAACCCGATAACGCTTTAAACATATTATAAATTTGATATTTATTTAAAATAATAATATTAATTAAAACTATAAATATGTTTAAGATGATTCTAAATGCTCTAATGTTTCATAATGTATATTCTCAGATGGTTACTGAACCTCTTTTAGGTGGAGCTCGCGATGATAATAATTGTTTAATTTCAGCAGGTTATAGTTGGTGTGAATCATCAAATAGTTGTATTCGCAGTTGGGAAACACCTTGTAAAGATCATTATACTTCTTGTGATGATTGTTTATCAAAACAGAGAGAAGGTATTAATATTGCTTGTCCCTTAAACTGCGAAGTAGAAGAACCAGTTAGTATTCCTTTACCAGAAACCCCTTGCCCTGAAGTTATGTGTATGATGTATTGTGAAAATGGTATGATTCAAGATAGTAATGGATGTAATACTTGCCGGTGTAATGAACCGATGATAGCAGTAGATCCTATGCCACCTGTATATATGCCCGTGCCTACAAATGTGCCCGCGCCTGTGCCCGCGCCCACGCCTATGCCTGAAGTAATTAATCCATTCTTAAATACTTGTTCAGAAGTTCAAATGGCAGTTTATCATGAATGTAATAGTGATTGTCATAACTGTGATTTTAGTAATACTAGAACTGTATTAAGTGATTGTATGAATAATGGTATATTAGCAAGCGATGATTTATGCCAAAATGATATTCATTCTTGTAGCATTCCTTACAATGATTGCGATAATGAATTTGTATGTCCTAAGATTACCGAAATAACTGATTGTGGAGAAAACGGTTTAAGTGGTTATTCAACCTATCGTTTATCATTAATCGTTAAAAATCCAAATGTAAAAAATATTTATGCTATTTATGGAGATGATATAAATTCACCGAAACCAATGATTATTCCACCTGCTTATCAAAGTATCATTAATTTTAATAGTAATATTGGTGGTGTTTTACCTGCTATCTTAAATATTGATCCTGATACTCAATATGATAGTTGGTTAACCATTGGTATTACAGATGGAAATATGAGAAATGAAGTTTCAACTGTTGGTATTGATTTTTCAACGTGGACTGAAAATTCCGGTATTCATACTACTAATGGAGCAGTATTTACAATCGATCCTGAAATAAATATTGTAGATGGAGATGAATATGTAGTCGCTCAAATTACTGTTCCTAATACAAGAAGTACATCATTGACCCTCAATGCTCAGGGTAAAACAAATTGTGAAAAACATAATAATTGTAATAAGGATAATCGTGCTTGGAAACAAGAAGGTATCGTTTTTAATATTGACCCCCCAACAAGTAATCAGAATATTATTCCCCCTTCTTGTGTATCTTGGTATGATGGATGTAATAACTGTCAAGTAAGGGGCGGTCAACTAGGGGCTTGTACTCGTATGATGTGTTTTATAATGGATAATCCTCGTTGCACAAGATTCGAAACATCGGGTCATTAAATTTGATAGTTTTGATAAGATTATGTTTATTTTATTAAATATTTCATTACTTGTAATTTTATCATCATTAATTACTTTAATTTTTAATTTTTTATCTTAATTAAAATTTGATTTAAAAATATTAACATAAATTAATAATATATAAATATGTTAATTCCACCTCGTTGTTATACTTGCGGAGAAGTCCTTGCTGATAAATGGATTCCTTATGTTAGTGCGATTCAAACTGATAAAAATAAATCGGAAGAAAATATTAGTTCAGAAAAAGAATTATTAGAATTAAAATTTATTGATGTGAAAGATAAAAATCCTGAAAAAAGTATTGAAGGAAAGATTTTAGACGAATTAAATTTACATAAATATTGTTGTAGGCGTATGATGTTAGGTAATGTTCATATTATTTCATATTTATCTTAGGTTTTTGATAAATTAAATATCCTATTAAATAAAAACATAGTATTGAGATAAAAGTGTTCGTATGTATATTATTTTTTTGTATATATAGATACAATAAAGGAGTTCCAATCAAATACATAATAGAATCACCTATTACTGCATTTGATTTTGCACTTCCGGCATAACTCTTAAATTCATCCATAACCCGATTTTTATTTTTAGGGAAAGGTTTAATCGCAAATAGATAAAATGAGAAATCATGTGTTATTTGAATCATTAAGACTAAACCTAAATATTTATATAATTCATAGTCTGTATTAATATATTTTTGTTCTACTAAGTATTCATAAATGAATTTTGCTATATAAAAACCACCTAAAAATGATAAAATATCTAATATTACTGCAGACCATCCTAGATTATCATACCATTTATTAATAGCAATACTACCATAAGGTTTACCAGTAAATCTAAAATATAGTAAAACTAGGACTTCTACAATTACCGATGCCGTTAAGAAATGTAAAAAGGTTAAATCTTTTATCATTTAATATAAAATATATATTTTATATATTATAAATGGCTAAAAGGATTAACAGAACTAGAAGGTTATACAGTAAAATGAATAAAAGAAAACGTAAAACCAATAGAAAAATGAGGAAGAAGCTTAGAACAAAAAAATTAAATAAAAAAGGGGGGGGGTGTTGTGGATCTAGACCTGAAAGAGACACGCGTGAAAGATATTATTTTATTGATGGAAATGGGGAGACAACACACACACTTTTATTGGAGGATGTTGAAATTCCCGATCAGAGAAGAGTTGCCGCGATGAGAGGACTACGGCTTTTAAACCATGATCAATATATTCAACATCTTAGAGATATAATAAGAAATAATTAATAGTTAAAATATTATATATTTTTAATAATATAATATAAATATGGATTATTGGTGTCGGATTCTTTTAGAAGCAACTATTGTTGGTATTTCTATTGTTGTTCTAGGTTTTATTATCAAAAAGTTTATTAAAATTGAAGATCCTTTAATGTTATTATTTGTGACGGGATTTTTAATTCATTTAATTTATGATTTATTAGGTTTCAATAAATATTATTGTAAAATATGTGCTGGTTGTAAATAATTTAATATTTAATTTATTTTTTTTATTTATTCATAATATAAAAAATGAATACTTTGTTGATTGTTGCCCTTGCTGTTGTCGCGTTCTGTTATTGTGGTGGTAAATATTGTCCTTCTGTTTTAAAGCAGAATAAAGAAATGTTATTAGGTGTATTAGTTGGTATGGCGTTATGTTCGTTTGCTGGTTTGAGGATGGAAGGATATACGGATGATTGCGATATAACAGATTTTTCTAAATTATTAGGAGGTGGTCAATCGTGTAATAATGATTGTCAATGTACTTCTGATCTACTATGTATTGATGGAAAATGTGGAAGGAAAACGCGCACTCCCTCTGCAGCTGCTTCCGATGAACGAACACATAATAATTTATGTAGTCATCCCGATTTAAAGGAATATGCCTGTTCGGGTGGGGCTGGTTCAAACCCCGATTGGTGGAATACAGAATGTCCACAAAACAGATGCCCCTAATTAAACAAACCATTTTAACTTATTTTTTACAATTAAATCTATTATTAAAAATATACTTTATTATAATAGATATATGGCGACAGAAGAACAAATAAATTCACTAAGAACCGAATTAAATATAGAATTAACAAATGCTTTAACTGAACAACTAACTGCTCAGAATGATGATTTAAAATCTCAGATACTAGAATTAAGACAAGCTTTACAGATGAATATGCCTCATCATGAAGAAGAAGAAGATAATATGGATATTTTAGTGAATGAACATATGAGAGATATCACAAGAGAAACAAGGCCTCAAATGAGTTCAGCAGGTTTAAGTGTAAATAATAAACATTTCAGAGATTTAAGTAATCATGAATTACATAAAATAAAAAAAATACATATGAAAGAGCATTCATTTAAACCTCGGACGATTTTAGATGAATCCTTGGGAGATATTATGAATCGGTTAGTCAATTTTTTAACTTTTTCATTTGAAGGATATACAAAAGCAGTTTATAATGCTGAAGTCATGGAAGATGTCTATGATAATGATAAAAGTATTTATCAAACCATTAAAGTTCATTTAATAGCAATCATATTATTTATGAGAGAAGATCAAAATATTTTGTATATAGGTATCTTATTAATATTTATATCAATGGTTATGTATTTAATGAATATAACAACTTCTTAGATATAAAATTAAAAATATTTATCTTTTATCTATATTATTATTAGTTATGTTAGATGCGATAGATATCAAAGGTATAATCTCAACAATTATACAACCAAATATAAAATTTTTATTAATCATAATTGTGATAGTATTTTTAATAGCACAACATTTAGATACAAATATTATTTTTATGATTAGTATACTATTATTTGTAATTGTTAATTATAAAAGTATTTTAAATTCATTAAATGATATAAAAAAGAGCGAATCAAGAGTAGAACGGATTATAGAAGATAATCATAGAACACGTAGAGAAATTCATTTTAGCGATGAATTAGATAAATATTTACATAAATTAAGACGTTTTAGAAAATATAATCCAAATAGTTATGATGAAGGATATAATTATATTAAAATGTTTATGCACACAGTTCATGATTTAGAACGTGATGATATATCTCATCCAAAACAATATTTTGAGAATGCACAACTATATTTAAAAAAATCATTGAATTTATTTCAGAGTATAGGATTATCTGTTCCAGAAGAAAAAATGATTCATGCTTTAAAATATAATCGGTTTGAAAGTAATAAATTATCCAATCGTATTGGTAAATTATGTAAAAATATCTATAAACATTGTTATTATATACTATATAATTTATCATTACGTTTTAATGAAGATTTCTTTGAGAAACCTGATATTTATAAATGTGAAATAGAATTAAATACAGGTTTAGTTGAGGAATCTAACACATTTGATCATACACATGAATTATTTTAAGTTTAACTATAGTTTTATTTTTATCATAAATTTTATATGAATTGTTTACATATAGATCCTAATACTTTAATTAGAAAAATGGAACCTTGTAGAAGAGAGTATGATTATAAATTTTTAGAGATATTAAAATCATATGAAATACCCATACATATTTATTATCATTATTTACTAAGCATTGAAGAATTTAAATTAAAAAATGTTTGGAATATTTTAGTGAATCGATGGAATAAGATGAATGATGAATTAATTAGTAATGATAATTTTAATAAAAGTGATTATTGTATTAAATATAATATGAATCATGAAAATATAAATGATGAAATATTAAATGAACGGTTAAATGATTTTGTGAAAAATGATATCTTAAAAGCATTATTTTTATGTAATACGATACAAAGTCAGATTGTTCCAAAATAATTTTCTAAATGATATTATAAATAAATATGGGTAAACGTACACCGAATGCAGCGTTTTTAAAAGCAGGAGAAGAATGGAGAGCTCATTTAGCGGAATATAGAAAAGCACATCCCAATATGTCTTTAAAACAGCAGATGAGGGGTGCTAAGAAAACTTATAAGAAATCTAAATCTAGTCCAATTAGTATTAGAACTACGCGCTATAGTGTCCAGGTGAGACCGAGAACTAAAAAAGCAAGTAAGCGAACTAAGAGACCTAAAAAACGTACAACAAAGAAGAAGAGTAAGGGTCTTTTTTCTAGTTTATTCTAAATAAATTATATTTTTAAATTTAAATTATTTTCTATGATAATAAATCATAGATATGTCTCAAATAGATATGAAAGAATTATATTCAACTATTAACGCAAAAACTTTAAGAAGAATGGAATTATATGATTCAGTTTTAAAAAAATGTCACAGTAGAATCTTATATAATTCTGGTTTACAAAGAACCTATTGTTTTTATCAAATACCTGAATTTATTATTGGTGTTCCTCTTTATGATGTAATTGAGTTAAGACAATATATAATGAATAGTCTTAAAACAAATGGCTTCGAGTTATTGTATATAGAACCTAATTGGTTATTTATACAATGGAATGTAAAAGGAGCAAAATCATTAACTAAAAATAATAATCCGAGTAAACCAGTTGATAATCAATATAAATCTACTGATACATATAAACCGAGTGGTAGTTTTATTTATGATGATAAATCATTAATGAATATGACAGATAAATTTAAAATTTAATAAAATGAATCTCTGCCTAGTTTATAAATATTATCATAAATCATTAAGAGAAAAAAACCTGTAAAAACATATAATAATAATTCGTTAAACTGTTCTTCGGTTGATGATTCTAAATATTGGCTCTTTTTTGATGAATTCTTTTGAGATTTCATCATTTTCATTCTTTTGAATTCTAAAAATTCTTGATATTCTGGATCATCTGATAAAACACTTTCTCGTTTAATATTTCTCATCATATCGGCTCTTACAATATTATTATTGAATTCTAAATCAACAACTCGTTTATTATTTTGATATTGAGTTTCATTATCGGTATAAGGACTTACTCTCATTCCTTGGAGCCTTTTATTAGGATTTAATTCTTCATTAACTCTATCATCTAATAATTCGGTTTCCATTTCATCGGGTTCTAAAGGTGGATCCATTAAAGGATCTGTATTTTTATTCTTTTTTATACGTTTTGTTTTTCTAGGTTTCTGTATCATATCTGGCCAGACTTCAGATAATAATGCTCCGGTCATTATAATAATATTATAAATAGATATTTTATTTTAATTTAAATCTAAACAAAGTTAAGAATGGAAAAGTTTATTGATTCAGTAAAAGATAGTTTTTCATGTATTAATGATAATAAATATATTATCGGTTTAACTATGATAATGTTAAACATAGGAGCAAGATTTATTATAGACGAATTAGATGATGATTTAAGAAAAATTATTTCAAATACAATTGTTAGACGTGTTGTAATATTTTGTTCATTTTTTATGGCAACTAAAGATTTATTTACAGCAGTTGTCTTAACTATTATTTTTGTAATCTTAATCAATGAAGTATTTGCTAAAGAATTGGAAGAATTAGAAGAAGGTGATGAAGGATCTAACGGGGGTTCATATAATAAAAATGAATTAGAAAAAACTATACAGAAATTAAAAAGCATTCAGATGAATATGTAAATTATAAAAATTTCATATTGTAAATATATAAAATTCCCACAATAGTTAAAATTAATCAATAGTTAAAATTAATTCTTATTTTTATATATCTATATTATAAAAAATATGGGAGATGATTATACTGGACCTGTGACTGTGCAAGCTGAGGATGGAAGTGAAAGAGTATTAGCAGATATAAATGTATGGCAACAGTCTGAAACTATTACAGAAATGAAAGATACCGATTCGGGTGATACTATACCTTTAACCAATGTACCCAAAGAAGCATTAGATAAAGTAGTAGAATATATGGAAAAAATGGCTCAATTCAAAAAAGATGGAGCGTCAGATGAAGATAAACAACAGTGGGTAAGCGAATATAAAAAGACTATGGAAGCACAAGATCAATTACCTTTATTATTTCAAACGATGACTGCTGCTAATTTTATGAATGTTAAAACTTTATTAGATGAATTATGTAAATTTGTTGCTGAAATGATTGCTCAAAGAACTCCTAATGAAATTTTAGATTATTTCAATATTAAAAAAGATGCTACATGGGAAGAAGAACAAGAATTAATTGC